TCCTTCGGTTCATAGGCGAATAAGAATGGGAACCGTGACTTAGAACATGGTTTTGTCTGAACAGGTCAGGCAAATCGGAAACGAAAGCAGCCTCATTGATGACAGCACAAGCTACAGTCAGAATAACGCCAGTTGGGCGACACTCAAGAATTACGGTAACATCACGCTCAGCAATGCAGCTCTGATCGTTTGGCGTTTCAACATTCAAACTTCGGCTGTGAGCTATCGTCTGAAGATTGGCAGCTACTATGTGTGGGGCAAGTATGTTTCCGGCGCAACCGACACGGGCTACTACATGGGCATCGCATACATGGCTGCAGGGACCCATGCCATAATTGTAGAATGCAAGGGAAACGGTCAGATAAGATATTTCACCCTTGGAACCGCAAAGTTCAGCGATGAAACCGGACAAACGGCACGAACGTATTCCTCGAGTCTCAGCGCCACGGTTGCCAATCGAACAACTTGCATAGGGGCCTTGAAGAATGCGGCTTTTGTGGTTCACTGCTTCGGAAAAACCACGGCTGCACAGACCAACTTCGAGAACGTTGGAGACAACCTCACAAATGGCGTTAGCATGACGGTTGACAGCATTCAAGTGAACTGGACAGACAGAAATCAGGATACAGGCAACTATGAAACGTCAAGCGCGTCTTACTATGGTGTTTTGAGCGTCGGATCTGCACATACATTCGCTCTTACTAAGCGGAACGTCAACACGCAAGTAGACATAACACTCTACGCGTGCCCATGGATCTTGACGGGCAACAGCTATGAGCCTGTTACTATGGATTTCTCTCAGGGCTCGACGATTTACGTCATGCTTGAACCGTTAAGCGGCGACATCTCGAAGTTCATAGGCGTCGGTAAGAAGCGGGCTGTCAGTTACGGAAACAGTACGGACTACTACTCAACCTCTTCAGGAACAGGGCTGCTGAGCTTCTCTTACACGTTCGAGACTGTGGCGCCCAATAGCACGCCGCTATATGTGAACGGGTTCTTGGCAACGGATCCTGACCTTTCACCCTATGGGGGTTGCGGCTGCGTGGGCTTCATCGGGGTTGACATGCGATGATCAAGATAACGCAGGTGAATACAAGCAGCGGAGAAGTGGTTGTGAGGATTCAGTATGACAAGGACAGTTTGGTTTTCGCGGTTGACGTCAGAAAGGACGAGTTGATTGAAAGGTTGAAGTTGGTACGGAAGACCCTTGGGAGACCGTTGACGCTGACTGATGTCAAGCAGGTTATCGTTGCCCTCGTCAATGAAGTGCGAACTGGAAAATCGCCTATTCCTGAGGATTTCAATTATGCCGAGTTCATCGGGGTGGATCTTGAAGCATGACGGTAACTTTGGACGGCAAGACCCTTGATGTGCGCGCTCTGGGTGAAGACTTAGAGGTAGCCAATTCACAGTGGGATGTTTGGGAAAATCAGACTTACAAGCGCAAAGTGAAGGTTCTCGGCATAGTGCGACACTGGACGCTTGAGTGCGTGGAAAACAATGTGGCGTGGTCCAGTAGTCAAGTCAAAAGCTTTGAGGACACAGCCGCAGTGGGCACAACTGTTACTTTTGTTGTGACAGATGAGGTTCGCGTGGTCAACACAAGTGTCTACGTTTTAGGGGTTCAGATTCAAGTGGCAGATCTTGCTGGCAAGAACATCAGGCATTTCACGTTGACTCTGCAGGAAGCCTAGTTGGTGAGCAAAATGGCTGAAGTTGAGATTCTGAGAGATTGGGGAAGAGAAACAGCCTTGCGGAAGAAGTGGATGCAGATGTGGGAGAGGCTTGGGGCTCGCATACTGAAGTTTCCGAAGTGGCTTCAGGTGATCATTCTGCAGGACGTGAACGTTGCCATTGAGAACCGGATAGCAACGATGGAAATGATTTGCCAAGCCAAGCAAAGCCGTTCGAAAGTAACTGCACAGGTGAAGTCGAAAGTTGAAGAAAATCGAAGATGAAATGAAAAAACTGAGTCTCGGAGATCTAGTTCGTGTAGAGTGGACAGACGCGAGCATAGGTAAGAGCCTCAGCGCCGGGTTAAACGTGGATGTGCCCGTTGCCAGCTGGGGCGTCTACCTGGGTTTACTGGGACAGAGGAGCAAGCACATCATTCTGGTTCAGAATAACTTTCACTATGCCGACGGACTGTGTGACTTGGACTATACGGCTATACCGCTTGTTTGGAGCACCAAGGTCATTGTCTTGGCGAAGAATCACATTCAACCCGGAGAAGCCCAGGTCTTGATGAATAGTTTTCTGATGGGTGGAAGAAGGTCCCTGCAGAACAGGACTAAGCAAGAGCGCGTGAGTAACCATCATGACCGACTGGGTTAAGAAGGCGCTAACGCGGACTCTGACGCCGAAAGGTTCCAGACGTGGGACTCCGGTTCTTGTTGAACCTAACCCTAAGCTTGTCTTGCTCGTCAAATTCTCTTTTGTTGTGATAGGCTGCCTCGTAGCGCTTGAGACTGCGAATCTTGCTTTTCTTCATTCGTGGAATAGTGAGGTTTTCGCCTGTATATCTGGCTTGATCGGAACCGTGACTGGCGTTTTGATCGGACATCATTCCTGATTTTGTTTTTCACGGTCATAAGGAGGTGATTGCTATGGATTTGAAGAATTGGAAGACAGCTTTTCCGGTGATAACAGTAATCCTTGCCATAGTCGGTGGGGCTCTTCTTGCTGTGCAAACAGCAATTGTGGGAATAGGCGTCGATAGTGTGCCAGGGGCTTTTCAGGGGGTTTTTGTTTTCCTGCGTAACGTGTTCGGAGGCGGTTTGTTCGCGGTTGGTCTCGTTTGGCTGCGGAACTGTTGGGGCTACGTTGAAGCTTACGCTCATGCTAAGGCGACTGGTAACCCGCAAATTGAGTATGATGTGAACAAATTCTACAAGACGGCGGCGTATTACACGGGGAACTTGGCCATAATCTTCAACGTTGCGCCGACCACTGAGCTCCGTGCGATTGGAACCGCCATCGTGTTCTTCATCGATATTCTGGGAAGCGTCTTGGGAAAAATAGTGAGCCCTCCGAAAGGATAGTGACTCAATGGTGTTCTCTTTTTCTTTGCTCCTCTTTTTTGGAGTTGAGAGTCTTGAGTGCTGGAAAGAGTAGGTTGAAAAAGATTCGGCAGAAGTTGGCGCGTAAGAAGTGCATTCGATGAGGCGCAGGCAGAATTCTTTCAGGATCCATAAGATCCGAAGGGTCTACGACAGGGAGCAGGGCAAGTTTTCTTTTAACATTTCATACAGCACAGCGGTAGCTTTGACGCCTAGAACTATAGCTGTGGCTGAGGCTTTTGGGCTCGGCGTCGACGAGGAACTCAGGTTCCCTGTGCTTGATGTCGAATTGAAGATAGGACCCACAGATATCATGTATGTTACTGGTGACTCTGGGAGCGGCAAATCTGTTCTTTTGAGGGCTATCAAGAAGGATCTGGGTGACGAGGCTATCGATGTTGCCGATATCCAAGTGGACCGGGAGAAACCGCTTATCGAGACTGTAGGCAGCACGGTTGAAGAGGGGTTAGAGCTTCTGAGCAGAGTAGGCTTGAATGATGCCTTTCTTTTTCTTCGCAGTTTTGACCAATTGAGTGACGGCCAAAAGTACAGGTATAGGATCGCGAAGTTGCTCGAGAGTAGGGCTCGTTTTTGGATTATGGACGAGTTTGCTGCAACGCTTGATCGTGACACTGCGAAGATCGTGGCTTTCAACTTGCAGAAGTGTGCCAGGCAAAAGGGAAAGGCCGTGTTGGCAGCGACGACTCACACGGATCTGTTTGAGGATTTGAGCCCCAGTGTGCATGTTCATAAGCGGTTTGGAAAGGAAATCACAGTCAACTATCGCCCGAATATTCCTCCGGCTGAGTGCAGCCTTGTCAAGGAAATGAGTGTTGAGGAGGGTTCAATGGGTGACTGGCGAGTCTTAGCAGGTTTTCATTATCGCAGTCACAATGTGCCTGCGCCACGCAAGGTCTTCGTTCTTAAGAGAGGGCAAGAGTTGTGCGGGGTGATTGTGTACAGTTATTCTGCGGTGACGTGTTTTGGGCGAAGGTTGATGCTGCCGAAAATGGGGATGAAAGAGTTGAATGCCCGGTTGAGTAACATTAGCAGGGTAGTTGTTCATCCCAAATACCGGACA